ACCTACATACTTACCCTGACTAGGTATCGGCTTGAAGAAATCCAAGTCAATACCCAACGGAATTAAGTTAACCACGGTATTTCTATCTGTCCAACTCTCATAAAGTTTCGCATGGCGGGGCCAGTTAGTCACAATGGCGTCGCTTTGCTGCAACCAAAACTGGTTCAACATAAAGGCATCTCCGGCAGCGTAACCCGCATTTAGGCCTTTCTCCACCGCACTAGCAAAAACATGCTCCGGAACACCATGGCCCAACCATACAATCTTCTGCCCTTTCTTTCTACGCTCATAAACCTTTGGAAGATGTGTATGGGAAACGTGGATATTAGCATTGTCTCCGTTCACATACTCCGCCGGATTATCTAAATTAACAAGGATAGAGTCCACACCAAGCTCTCTCTCAGCCTTCGAGATAGACTCGGCAACCCTATGCATTCCACTTTTGTTACCCATCGTCCAATGAGCAATCTTCATCCGCTTTTCCTCCTCCTATGTTAAACAGGTCTTTGTTCAAAAATTGAACAAACCTACTAGTTTATGTACTATGGTGTGCACTTACCACCACACTAATACTGTCAGCCTTAGAGTCGACATCACTTACGGCATCACTCATGGCACTCAGTACGGTGGAAGTAATAGTTGAAACGCTGTCCGCCGAACTAGTGGCATCACTCGCAATATCCGTAGCATAGCTGTCCGAAATACTATCCACGTCACTAATGGCATCCGACATCGCACTTAGGTTGGTGGATATAATCGTACTATTGCTTGACCCGTGAGAGTCAGCAACACTATCCGCCGCACTGGTGTTATCGCTGTTGGCACTCAGGTTGGCAGATATAATTGTACTGTTGCTTAACCCATGGGAGTCCGCCACACTATCGGCGTCGCTTACAGCATCGGACATGGCACTTAGGTTGGTAGAAATAATCGTACTATTACTATCTGCCTTACTATCCGCCTCCGAACCCTGGTCCACCTGTGAGAGCACGGTGCTTTCCAGCATAGCCCTCTCTATCACACCACTTGAAACGGCAACATTACCAAGATTGTCTATAGTAACATCACCTGCCGCCTGTACACTCCGCAGGGTAGTTCCATCACCAATCAGGATAAACCCATCCCCACTAGCATCATAGTCCTCTGGAACATTACCAGCATCGCCCCGTGTTATCCAACCCTCCGAGAGGGCGGCACGCATGGCGTTTGTTATCTTACCCGCACCTACTACTGTGACCCCGGCATTGGTCACTGTTACGTCGCCGGAAGGTGTTTGCTCAGCGGCAATATTTCCCACACCACCAATAAACACCGTCCCGTCCGGCATTGAGGTCTTTGCGGCTGTGACCTTTCCTGCACCAATAGCAACGATACCCTCTCTGGTTATAGTTATATCACCAGAGGGAGTTTTAGCCGCCGCCGAACCCGCCGCATCACCAATGTAAACCTTACCATCAGCAAGCGTCAAATCCCCAGCTGCTATGTCACCAACAATGTCAAAGTCACAGGATGTGTTGGTACCCTTATTCTCATACAACCCACGGGTTCCTGCTCCAGCATCCGTCTTAATATACAGGCCACCTTTTGCATAACCAGTGGTTGTACCACCAGGCACCGACGTACCGGTTGCCAGCAAGATGTCATCGTTACCGTCGTATAGGAGAACTGTGTCCGTACCAACCGTCTTACCAGTAAGCTGTAGCCGGTCAATGGACTTCCTCCTATAGAGGTGATAGATGAACTTGTCTAATCCTGCCATCTTGAACCTCCTATTCCATTTTAATTAAATCATCTATCTCTTTTACCAATCCAGATAGACCATCGGTAGGAGCTCCTCCTCTAGCACCTCTCTTTCCTGCAAAACCTGGCTGGCTAGGCCCAGGAGCCACCGGTGGCGGTTCCACATTTGGCTGGGGGGCACCAGGCCCCTTATTTAGTTGTAGCCTTACTCGCACCTCCTTTTCAGTTTCCTCTAACAACTTTACAGGCTCCCACTCTGGGTTCTTAGCCGCCAAAGCGTTAGCCATTATTCCTACATACTCCTTGTGTGGTTTCAAATCATCATTAGCCGCATAGAACTCATCAACCACACGTTGCATCCCAATCGCCCTTTGCACCACCTGGTTAGCCAACCCAGGCAAATTCAGCATGGACTCCTCTACAGCACTCCTCCTAACATCATCCACAACCTTTCCAATAAACTCATTAAAAGATTGGGCGTTGCGGAGAATGTCATCCAGGTCCTCCTCCTTCTCCACATACACCGGCTTAGCAGGTGGTTCTGGTTCGGGCTCACCCTCCGGTCTCGTTGGTGGAACCCTACCTTCCAACTCCGCTATCTTAGTGGATAGCTCACTCACCAACCCAACTAGTGCCCCTTCCCTATCCACCGGTTCCGGTATAGGTTCTAGAACTGGAGGTTCCGGCAATGGAGCCGGTTCCGGTTCCGGTTCCGGCACTGGCACTGGTACTGGCTCAGGTCCAGGCTCAGGCTCCGGTGCGGGTTCTGGTTCCGGCTCTGGAGTCGGCTCTGGCTCCGGCCCCGGACCTGGTTCTGGCTCTGGAGCTGGCTCCGGTTCTGGAGCCGGGGTCGGCTCCGGTTCCCCTACTGGGGCCATTGAACTTAGAAGGTCGTCTAAACCTTCTGCCACATCTTTCCTATCCATCTCCCTCTTCCTCCTCTGCAATTTGTTTCTCCTCTTCTAAACTAATCATTTCCTCAATCATAGCCTCTGGGGTTACTATTACATCCTCCAACTCCGCTATCGCCCCCTGGACTCTAGCCATAATCGTTACCTCACCAGGATCCGTCCTCTTCAGCTCTTCTACAAAGAGCCCAATTCTACCTTCTAAAATGGCAACCATATCCCTCCAAACAAGGTTACGCTTGAACTCCTCCACCATCCCAGGCGAACTTAGAAAACTGACCCCTTCTATCATACTCTCTCCTGTCATGCTACACCCTCCCCTCCATAGGTACTATATTACCAGCCTTGGCCTCCTTAGCTACCTCCTCATCTGGCCTTACCTGCAACTCAAAGTCATCCACGTTCCTTGCACCCAAGACCCTCGCCACATGCTTGAAGACTCGGAGCATGTCAAACCTACCAGCCACCTCCTGGTTAGCCACAAGTATTTGATAAAGGTTGACCCAAGAATCAGCATTTTCTCCGGTCATAACCGTCCCATCTTTAACAACCACATCGTAGTCTACCACTAACTTCATTGGGTCAACCTTGGCCTTACCACCTCTCTTTACATTAAACTCCCTAGAAAGCTCTTCCTCCCACCTACCAATCACACTCACATACAGCTCCTGACTCATGAACTGCTGGGTGTGGCTCGCCAACATATAACCTAGGTCTTGCATGGCCTGGAGAGACATTAGTCTGGCCGTCTTAGCCAATCGGCTCATAGCTCCAGTTCGGACACCGGAAGACTCCTGGGCGGTCACCCTCTCACCGCCACGTCTCTGTACCCCCTGGAGCATATCTGTTGCCGCACTAACCCTCTGGAACAGGTCAATGATATAGCTGGAGTCTCCAATATGCTGTGCAGTTACATCCGTAACGGCTAACTGTTTCACGGCATCATCAACTCCACGCCCCCATGCCTGTCTCCTTAGCCTAACCAGTCTCCCCGGCCCAGGCCTCCTCAAATCATTCATGTTTATAAGACTTGGGTCCACTATTAACATATCGTTCATGACCTTACGAACATTAGAGACATGGCTCGTGAACATCCAATCCAGCGGGTCCCAACCTTCCAATCCTTTGGAATAAGGTTGACGTACATGTAGAGGATGTCCAGTGGCTTTGCCACACTATCTATACTCTCCGTCTTGGCTATGAACCTATCCTCCCGACCACTCTCGTTCTTACCATTAAACTGGCTCTTCTTTTGCCCCAAATGCCTAGTATACAAGGCATTGAAAACCACACCGTCGGAGTTCTTCTCCCTAGTTAGGAGCTCTGCCACGTTAGTAGTTTCCACCCATCCACAAAACTCCCCTCCTTGGACATTCGTAGCGGGCACGTTTGGGTCCATTAGGAGCGTGTATGGGTCAATGTTGTCTATCCTATTACCCTCATACAATATGGATGGTTTGCTAACCTTAGTTGGACTACCTATCCACCGAGATAACGCTCCAGAAAGGAACTTACCCTCCTGCACCATAGTCTTATACCCACGGATGGTCTCCCACGAAGGGGAAGCCGCGCCTATACCATAAACAAACCCGTCTCGGAACATGGTATATAGCGACAACGCCGCTTTCATCCTAGTACACTGGGACTCTATTACCTTCTCCAGCAGTGCTGCTCCAACCACATCCTCCGGACTACTACCATCATACTTGAAGATAGGAGCTTCTAGGAACGCCCCAACCATGTAGGTCAAAATCGTCTCTAGGGTGGCATAGCTATAAGGAACTACAACCCTAACCGGCTTCCGCTCATCATCCTTCTTTACCCTCTTCTCATCCCCATCGAGTGGTACGAAGGCAGTCAAGTTCCTATCCAACTTACGCCAATTCTCGTACCTAACCTTCATCCTACTATTAGACTCCCTAGCACGGGCGTTTATCTTGGTTAGGATGTCCCGGTGTAACCCACTACCAGGCTTCAACTTCAAGTCGTCCGGGTACTTATAATCATAGTGGTAGGTTTCTAAACTCTGCGTTCCCGGCGCAGTTGCATCTCCTGTTATAGTATATGGCATGATCCGTTCTCCCTATTCCTTCTTACGCTTATCACGCTTCCTCCGCTTCCTGTTCCCATGGCTCCTAACCTTCGCCCGATGTTTCTTCTTATCCGTTCCCATTTCACTCCTACCAAGTTCCATAAACCTTGTCAACCGAAAATTCTACCTCCATACGGTACCTTACAATAACCTCATTGGAAGCCTCGCTTTGGGAAGCCGAGACTCTCCTAATCCTACCTGCCAACACATCCCCAGCCTTGATTCCAGCGGCTAAGTCATAGTCTATGGTGAATTCCACACCATAGTTTTGGTACTGAGCAGCACTACCACTTAACACGGTAGTTTCAACCGTCACCGCATGAGAGGTGGCTGGAACAACGCCTATAGTATCATCACTCTCCCAATCGAGTTGGAGCTGAAACTTATTTCCAACCGTCTCCACACCTCCAAGGGCGGTCCTAAGTGGAAACACCAAATCGGAGACTCCATCCCACCTGTATGGAACCCTTACCTCATAATGAAGCTCCTCGTCTGCGTTGGCAGGGGTGGCCCAAATCGGTAAGGAGAATCCACGAAACACTCCCATCGTTACAATGGTCGGCTTCTCATTCTTCCCAACCGAGGCTAAGTCCAACGTCGGACGCAGGGTTAGCTTACCGGTCAACATAGAGGTGATGTTGGAATCTGCCTCACTTATATTCAAGCTATTGGAACCAGAAGCACTGTCCGCCTCACTGATTTCAACCGAATTACTAGTCACACCACTACCAGCCACACTTATATTTCCGGAATTACTGGTAACACCTGATTCTACAACCGAAATATCCGATGAATTGCTGGTAACACTACTACCACAGGTGCTATCTCCAACGCTGATAATCTGGCTATTTGAAACTGCCTTACTATCAGCAACCGAAATATTCTGGGAATTAGAACCAGCCGTACTCCCAACCTCACTAATCTCTCCGGAGTTGCTGGTAACACCACTTCCGGTAGAGCTAATGTTTATAGAGTTGGAGTCTGCCGCACTACCCACCTCACTTACGCTCTCCGAGTTAGATGCTACCTTACTATCCGCCGTGGAAACCGCCTGGGCGTGTTCTACATACCGAGTGGCCTCATTATCCTCACTAGCAGCGTCTTCCAGGAATATCTGCGGCCCACGGAAGGCCCTAAAGGTCTCGCTATCGGCATAACTATCTGTATCGTAATATAGGAAAGGGCCAACCGAACCCACGTAACCTTCCTTCAAAGCCATAGTGCACCTCTAGGTTTGTTCAAAAATTGAACACAGTTAAGCTATCATCCAACCATCATCCATCTCAGGCTCGTTGTCCAACTCTAACTCATCATACTCATCTTCGGGGTCTGGAGACCTCCCCTCTTCAAAGCTCTCCTCCGGTACTGTCCCTTCCCCAAAGAAGTACCTATCACCCTCATCTAGCATTGGAACCATGTAGGCCAACGCATCTATACAGTCCCACCGGCGTGGCCTAGGAAAGGAGAATAGCTGTGCCTCCAACGGGCCACAACAAGCCTGGTTGTGGTGCATGTAACCCATTCGGTAGAATGGCACCAAAGCCCTGGCTCTATCTTCTTTCTTCCCTCTAGCATTTAGCTCCACAAGTTCGTAGAACTTGCCCCTCCGTAACATTTCATTCTTTATGGGGTAGGTGATAAATTCATTCAGGCTAGTGACCTCAATACCAATCACTCTAGAACCCAACCTATCCGCCATAGCAAATGCTTCGGAGTAAATCTGGTCCGGGTGGAGCTTCTTTGCCACCACATCCCGAACATATATCCTCTTCCGAAAGAGGTCTATCCCAACACCAATAATCGCCGTCTCTGCACTATGTATCTTGACGGTTTTAGCGGGGTCGACCAATATGAAGGATTCCACATCCTTCATATCCTCTTCCCCTTCAATATAATACTTAACGTACTCCGGTTTGAAGGTCGCATCCTCCTTACTAACGGGAATATTCCGATACTCCCGATAGAACGTGTCCAGCATACCCTTCCGCTGGTAGGAGTTCTTCAGAGCCAGAACCTCCTCATCCGTCATATATTCCGGCCAATTGCTCCGGTAATTATCATCGCAGATGCTTAGCTCTACAGAGTACCAATCAGGGTCCTCTAGGAGGTTAGATAGTAGGCTATCCTCATGGAGGATAGTGCCTAGGACTATAATTCTCCAATCCTTCTTAGCCCTATCAATGGCATTACACACATCGGCAAAGAACCACTCCTTCATCTTCTCCCGCTGCTCTTCACTCCGAACAGCTTCCGGATCCTCAAGGTCGTCTCCAATAATGAGGTCCGGCCGGTGGTCTCCATAAAGTATCCCACGAACCTGCTGCCCACTACCCCTGGGGAGGATAAAGGTCCCACCGTGGGCTATCCACATATCCTTAGTCCACAGTTCTTTTTCAAACGACCCAGGAGCCACCTCGCTCAACCGGACATCTCCAAACAACCTCTTTACTCGGCTATTAGTGAGGAGCTCCCGCTTTAGGTTCTCACTCTGCATCACGGCTTGGGTGGCGGTGTTACTTATCGGCACAATAAATCTCTTATCCCGAAAGAGTATCCTCTTAGCGGGGTAGGCTAGATTTATAAGGCTGGTTTTACCCCAACCCCTAGGTGCCGCAATCACCGCCTGCTTTATGGAATCGTCGTCCAGGATACGGAATATCTTCTCGTGTAGCTGGCAGAATGGCCGATGGAACCGGGAGGGAAAGAGGGCACGAGCCGTTACTGCGGTACTTTCGTAACAGTTGGTCAGTAGGCTCTTAAACTCCTCTTTCTCCATCCCACTTCCAACTACTGCTTGTTCATCCATAGTCCAAACCCCAACACCATTAGTCCAACCACACCAACCACAGCCACACGGACAAGTGTTTGCATAAAGGTACTTTTAAACCTATCCATGAACTTCATCATATCATTTAGGAACAGGTGGTGCTGGTAATGCTCTTCCCTTTCCACCCAGAAGTCACCCTTCTTGGCCTCAATTACCTCGCCCATGACCTTCTTGATTATCTCCAAGTCTTTCTCACCCAACATAGTCTGACCTCCCATCCATCTTTTATGACCAAAGCAGGCCGGTTCCGTGCAGCTTCACCACTTTTTCATTATGTGTAGTCGCTTTCCACCTGACGGTTTTATCACTCGCTTGTCCAGACACATCGGCCTCACCCACCAATACCCGCTTCCCGCTTTCGTAATCGCCCTGGTCTACAAGTGTGGCCTGTACCCAGTTGGCCCCATCATCCCTAGACGCATAAGCCTTGAGGTCTGTGTTTTCCGTAATGGTGTCAACGTCTTCCTCCATAAGAACAACACTGACAGTGTCAGGAACTGCTTCAGCTTCGGTAGATTCTGACACAAGAACCATATTTTGTTCCACCCCCAGTTTGTTAAAGACACGAGTTTGGGTATCGTTAAGTGCCACATCTTCTAGGTTCTGTGTATTATAGGAGTTGGTCGCCTCCTTGAGGTACGTACCATCCCCTCCCGTTGTGGTATACCTAGCTTGGTCAGCAGCAGCATTGTCCCCTATGTCTGCGATAAGAAGATAATCCTTATCGTCCTCAATGAGATATTCCAAAACATCACTAGTTGCGGTTTCTCCCCCTGCAACACTTACACCACTGGTTCCCCCAAACAAAAACTCTGTTGGCGTTGTTGTTCCGTTGGAGGTCTCTCCGTCACGTTCTACTACAGCAAGATGGTCTATATCTAGACCCTCAGTTGCCCCAGCCTCGACAGTCACCTTAATTCCAACCCCACCAAAAGGTGTGGACGTTGCTTTTACGACTTGCCGGACTGTCCATCCGGCGGCATTGCTCCAATTTACCGTCAAAACATCACTCCAAAGATCACCAATAGCAGGAGAGAAGTAATCATCGACAGAGAAATAAATCGCACCCGAAGAGGCCGTAACATCCACCCCACTTTCGTCCACAAACGCATCCATGTCACCATCAATCAGGTTAAACTTTGTAAGGGCACCAGCAATGGCCACACGAAAGGCGTTGAGAAGGACATTCAGTCCCACCTCAGCCGGAATTGGCGGACCCCCACCCCCTACTACCGCCTTAGAGTCTGCAACCGAGACATTTATCGAGTTGGAGTCCGCCATACTATCCACATCGCTTACGGCATCCGACATTGCACTTAGGTTAGTGGAGATAATGGTAGAGTTACTTAACCCATGGCTGTCTACCACGCTATCCGCATCACTGGTGGCATCACTCAACTAAGATTAGCAGAAATGATGGTAGAGTTACTTAACCCATGGGAATCAGCGACACTATCCACCTCGCTAAGGTTTGAGCTCCAGGTGGCCGCAACCTCAACCGCCATCGACCCCAGGTCGCCAAGTTCTAGAGAGGTGTTGAGCCAAACCGCAGCTCCCACAGTGTTGTCCATACACCGGTAGATTTCATTAGGGGAGGAGGTTAAATCGAACCATAAGCTACTCACCGTATAACCCTTACTACCATCATCGGTAATGGTAGGAGCTGCCCCTCCTGATTGGTTGTTCTTGATTCCTATAAACTTTCCAACCGAGGAGTCATAAATTAAGGTATCACCGGCTGTAATACCACTTACATCTACATCCAACAGGTGTGCTAGTTTCCTAACAGCCCTTGGTATAAGTCCTAACATCCTAACACCTCCTTAGTATTCTGGAGTTATCTGTAAGGCGCTAGCATCACCAGATATTCCACTAATATGTTTCATGGAGGCGCAGTTTTTCTCCCCCACCAAACGGACCCCATCGCCAGGATAAAGCCAAACCCCAACACCGGTCAGTCCAACGGTTGGTGTAGCACCACCAAAGGCAATCCTGGCACTGTTCTCCTGCCCAGGGTCGCATAATATTAGAAGGTTCTCACATATCCGCCCATCCGACACCAGCACCCCAGCAGCTATTGCCGTAGCCTCGTTGCTGGTAACCACCCTGGTGGTGGGCCCCTGAACACCCATCATACTTATTACTCTCATAGTTATAACCTCCTACTTCTTATTCATTATTCCTTGCACACCATAATAGACAAAATAAAAGGAGCACACTCCAAGGGTTAGGTAGCCTAATTGGTACTTCTCCACCAACTCAATTATCAACTTAACCTTAGGCGAAGAAACAAGGATGCATATTAGACCCACAAAGAAGGAGAAGAGATAGGAACCCACGATGCCACAGGCTATCCACCTTCTCGTTATCGACTTTAGGCTGTTCTCGTTTGCGGTGGCTTCGAGTATTTTCAGGGATAACTTACCACCTTCAAGGGTAAGTTCACTTCTCTCCTGTTCTGTAAACTTTGACTTGTCCCATATAACCATACCAGCTTTCGCCGTTTCGGCTATTGAGCTTGCAACCTTTGGTGTTCCAAGTATCGCCTTCAACCCGGTCAATGCTCCTGTAAGCCACCCCATTACACAACTACCTCCACCTTCCTTACCTCCTCATAGTCCTCTACTAAGCCACCAATGGCTTTTACAAGGCCCTTCTTGGTGGCGAAGCCTATAACCTCTATATCCTCGTCCTCCATGACAACCTTTATCGGCCTATCAGTGTCCTTGTTTAATAAATACCACATATTCATCACTTCTTCCTCCTCTCTCTTGCCTGACTGGCCTTTATAGCCCTGCCTTGTTTAAGGGCCTTGATGTGGGAGCCTGGGCCCGTGTAGCACTTGCCATCATCGCCCCACTTATGGCCAGGCTTACCATCCACCGTGCAACGTTTTACTGGCATCACACCACCTCGTCTACTGGGATGTAGCTACCCTTTGGAATGAACTCAAACACCGCTAGGACAAACTCATCCACATCCTTAAAATGCTCCATAAAGGCTCGGAAGGTGGCCCCACTATTTAACACCGCCCGGTCACCCTTCAAGTAGCCAACCTTGCTACCCATAAGTACACACATGGTGGTATCTTCTTCGGTGTTGCCGGGGTGGAATAGGACAGCGGTGTGCCCGTGGATAAGTATCTCAAAGGTATCTTTGAACTTCGCCCCATGGAAGCGTGTACAGGTATAGATGCCCATAGGAATTTGGGGCTTCTCCGGATCCTTAGAGTCCGGTTCTAAGGTGAGACCCAAAACTTTTCCATCCACCAAAAGGGCTCCAATAGCACCTTGGCTGGACTCCTCCAACCTCACAATACACGCCCTGGCTTTATTTATTTGACTATACATCCGCCTCCGTATCAACTGTCTCCAAATCCAACACATCTCCATCTCCGTTCCCGCCCTCGATTTGCAACCTTTCCTTCGAGGCGCTCTTTATATCCTCTATATCTTGCCTGCTCAGGTAGGCGTGGATACCCTCTATCCGCTGCTTCTTTACCGCACCAAAGCCAGCCCTATCTAGAATGTCAATGGACACCTTAGAGCGGAGGGACATGTCACTGGTTGTGTCTGCGATTATGGTTCCCATCACCTCTATAGCATCCCGTGCTATCTCCTGAATCCTCTTCCCAATATCCACCGCCTCAATATCTTTGGCAGATTGCATCTCCTCCAGGCGTCGTTCTACCACTGGGCTATCCAAGGTGTAGTAGACCATAGCAGGGGAGACGCCCAGGACTCTGGCGATATCTGTCCCCTTCATCCCGGTGACCGCTAGGCGCAGGATTTCCCTATGTGAGCGTTGGAGTTCTGTAACGGTGAAGGTCCGCTTACCACTGGGCAGCGGTGTAGAATTTAGTCCTATCATGTGGCCAGTGTAACATAGAGAGGGGTGGAAGTCAAGGCATACATTGTTGTGGAAATACACATGGCATGATGCTTGGCATGATACCTGTCGGTGGCTCAGGATTCCCATGCAACCAATGCAATACAACATCCATCTTATTTTCCAATACCATTGGAGTGCCCTCTGTTGGAGCACGGGCTCTTGGTTTGTTCAATTTTTGAACAGAGTCAGATTCTTAGAGTTGGAATTGGGCGGGCGGAACAGGAACGTAGTTCCCACATTGTTGTTCATTTATATCTGGCTGTAGAAGTGTGTGGGGTGGTTCTCATAGGTAAACAAGGGCGAATCCCCCTTAGGGCGCCTCTTTATCCCCCCTCTTGCTCTACAAATAGTGCTTGACATTGCAGCTGGCCTATGATAGAATGAACATGGTTCATTGACATAGCGAGAGCCAGCCAGCCACGCCGAGCAAGCACGGGTGAGACCTTTGTAAGGTTGTGCGTTGTTGTGAGCTCTTGCCAGCAATAGCACCAGACGTGTCCCGTTGTGTCCTGCTACAACAAGATAGGGGGATATGACATGGAAGATACTGGAACCGTAGAACAGACACTATACGGGTTGGATGACCTACTCATAGGAGTAGCAACCCAACGGGAATATATGTGTTATGTGGATGATGATGCTAGAAAAGCCAAAACCGGCACCCTGCAGAACACCACCTTTAAGTGGGATAAGTGCACCTTAGCAAACGCCTTGTACTATGCCACCTCTGAGGTCAAGACCCGGAAAGGGCAGAAGTTGGGCAAGACCGGGAGAAAGGTCGATATCCTGACCGTAAACCCACCAGGTGTCCGAGCTCCGGCTAAGACACCCTTCCAACAGTTGGTAGAGATGGTAGGTGTGCCATTGGCCACCAAACTGGCTAAAAAGTTCAACAATGACATACCGAAAGTCCTTGAATTTATTAAGGAAACAATGGACGCAGTGGAATAAACAAACCGAGCAGGACACAGCAGGGCATGTCTGAGGAAACCCTCGGCTCCCAAATGTGCGGCTCAGAAGGAAAGGGGTGCCGCAATGGAAAAAACACTAAAGGAATTATATAGGGATGTAATAAGGATCAAGGTTGAGATTCGGGAGCTCGACCGGGAGCGTCAAAAGGTGGAGATGGACTTGATAAAGGGGGGGCTCGTAGAAAAGAGGCATATGGGGTGTTGTACATTAACTGGACAAAACTAAGAAGGATGCTAGGATAAAAAAACCAACGCTGAGCGGCACGTCTGAGAGCCAAGGAAAACAGAACGGGGAGTGTTTGAGTGTTTGAGTGTTTCGTTGTAACGATGTTAACGGAGCCCTCCTCTCTCTTTTCTCTATATAAAAGCCCTCCCCGTTCTC